GATACCGTTATACACGTCGCTGACTCAAAAATTGGATGGGCAAAAGCATACAGAGAACTTATTGCAATGCTCTTTAGTGGTCAAGTTCCGAAGTGGGACACGTCTGGAGTACGACCTGCAGGGGCCGCACTTAAGACTTTCGGCGGTAGAGCGTCTGGCCCGGAACCTCTTGTTGATCTGTTTACCTTCACCGTTGAGGTCTTTCGGCAAGCTGCTGGACGTAGGCTCTCTTCCGTCGAGTGCCATGATCTCTGCTGTAAAATTGCACAGATCGTCGTCGTTGGAGGAGTACGGAGAAGTGCTCTCATCAGTCTCAGTAACCTCACTGATGATAGACTCCGACGATGCAAATCAGGCCAGTGGTGGGTTGACAATCCACAACGAGGACTAGCCAACAACAGCGCGTGTTATACAGAAAAGCCAGACTTTGAGGCGTTTTTAAATGAGTGGAAAAGTTTATACGAGTCCCGCTCCGGAGAACGAGGTATGTTCTCTAGAGTCGCAAGTCAACGACAGGCTGCAAGAAATGAGCGACGAGATGCTACCTATGATTTTGGAACTAATCCATGCAGTGAGATCATCCTCCGACCCTACCAGTTCTGTAATCTTTCGGAAGTTGTTGTCCGGCAAACCGATAGTCTCCAAGACTTGTCAAGAAAAGTACGTATTGCAACTATCCTTGGGTCTCTTCAGGCAACACTAACAGACTTCCGCTACCTACGTAAGGTGTGGCAGAAGAACACAGAAGAGGAAGCGTTGTTAGGCGTATCATTAACAGGCATCATGGATCATCCAGTGTTGTCAGGGAGGGAAAATCGTGAAAAACTTAAGGACTGGCTGGTGGCTCTCAAAGAGACAGCGATTAGTACTAATGCGGAATGGTCTAACAGGCTTGGTATTAATCTTAGCGCTGCTATTACTGCTGTTAAGCCTTCCGGGACTGTTAGTCAGTTGGTTGATTCTGCTAGCGGTATCCACCCTAGATACGCAGATCAATACATTAGACGAGTTAGAGCAGACGCAAGAGACCCACTCTGCGCCGTCCTAGAAGCTTCAGGAGTGCCCGTAGAGGACGACGTAATGTCACCCACTACCAAGGTATTCTCATTCCCAATAAAGTCGCCTGACGGGGCTGTGGTGGCCTCTGAGATGGGTGCAATGGAACAACTTGAGCTATGGGAGATTTATCAGGACTACTGGTGTGAGCACAAACCGTCCATGACGTGCTACTACCGTGATGATGAGTTCCTTGAGGTAGGTCAGTGGTTGTACAACAAGTTCGACAAAATTAGTGGCGTTAGTTTCCTGCCCTATTCCGAACATACGTACCAACAGGCTCCTTACGAACCCATAGACTTAGAGACCTATGAGAAACTGAAAGAGGAATTTCCAGAGACGATCGATTGGAACATCTCTGAAAACTCTGATATGACAGAAGGGTCTCAGCAGTTAGCGTGTACAGGCAATAACTGCGAGTTGTAACTTAAGGGGCCTTAGCGCCCCTCTTTTTCCATCCTGTTAGCAGTAAGCATCCCAGCGCCGGTAGTTACTGCGGCAGTGTCTGCTATGTTTCTAGCAACTGCTGCCCTATCTTGTGCAGTCACAGGGGCTTGGTATTCACCCATTGCACGACGTTGATAAGCCAGTAGACTTTCTTTAGGCTGTCGCTGTATGCCTGTGCGTCTCTGCATCTCTCTTACAGCTTGCTCTTCTGTCTTACCTTCTACTGTCTTTCTTTTCTTGGTCTTGATTCCACCACCTTGGCCTATCTTGATCTTCTGTATAGGCGCTACGTTGAGTAGGAAGTTACCACCGGGAGGCGTAATACCAAACATATCATGCCCGTCGTGGACAAGGCCGTACAGATCTTTATTCTTTGTGTCTACGACCACCACATGACCAACACCACCTAACTCTTGAGCTTCTGAGACGTAACCGGTTTTTAGCCTCAGTACACCGTCTCTTGTCTCTTCTACTTTAGCGGGGCTTACTTTCATCTTAGGCACTTTAGTTGCCATAGCCTTTTCTACTGCATCAAACACCGGCTTCTGGTTTTTACCTCCGGATAGTCCCCTTTGGCTTTTCTTTTTGTAAGAAAGGTAGCTTTTAAACAAGTCGTAGCCGTTAGTTCCTCTGAGTTCCTTTGGTAAGAACCGGGCAATCTTAGGGACATTTTGGGTATTGAACATAGGAGACAACTCTAGAATCTCCCGGTACTGGTCTTGGTCAGCTCGTCTACTTTATAAATAGACTTCATATCGTCGATTCGACCTTGGTTAGACATAATCCTAGCCGCCAAAGAAGATGTTTTACCAGATAGTCCTACTGACTGCTCTCCTAGTGTACTAGTGCCAGCCCGGGGGTTTCTAACAACAACAGTGGTAGGCTTACCCCGTCCGGTGACATTCTGTGCTTGAAACACAGTTTCCATCATGTCGTCAGCAATGTCCTCTGGTATGTCAAAATCAGAAGTCAAGCCTTTTTTTACTTCTAAGGGTTTATCAGAAGTAGTAGTCATTCTTGTTTCTACTTGGTTTAAGGGGCTTATGTCTGCTAATGTTTCGCCAAAGTCGCTTCTGTTTTGTGCTTGCGCTCTCATGTAAACATTGGCTTGCATATTACCTTGAGCAATATTAGGATCTGCCTCTTGAAACTCTCTGATTCTACGTTCTCCTGTGCCTTTTACCCGGGCGTTAGCAGCCGCCTGTGGGCTTAACATTTGTCTAGCCGCATCAGGAATAGCACCTAAAGATTCTTTACCAAATACATACATCTGTCCTAAAGGACTTCTTTGGTAAAAACGGTCTAAGTACGTAGGTACGTTTTCAACAACAGCATTCAATGTTCTACCAGCTAAAGCAGGGCCACGAGTTAACAGACCACCGCCTACAATATTAGCAGGAGTAGTTAACTCTTCAGCAGCAAAGTTAAGAGGAGCCATAACGTCTACTTGAGTTTTTCTAGGAGCAGACATGGGTATACCCTCTGATCCAGCATATGCCGTCATTGGTAAAGAACCAAAGGGTTGTTCAAGCAGTGGCTTAAAGGCTGTGCCTACTGTCTTTCTTGCTTGCTGGCTGTACTCTTGAGCTTTCGGCCCTGCTCTAAGAGCCTTACGCATTTCAAAGATATCACTGCTCATTCTCAGGCTCCTCATTGATGTCTGCCAACATTTGAGCTAACATAACTTTGTCGGCCCTGAGAGTAACCATTGTTTCTGCTGTTACGTTACCACTTTGAATCATCTTGTCCGTGGCCTTTATCATCTCTCGTATAGCTTGTTTTCTACGAAGTTTTCTACTCATTACAGCAGCTCCCGCACCTAAAGTGGCTCCTCCAATAATCTGCCCTAAGATAGGGAAGCCAACTAAGGCCGAACCTGCTGCACCTGTTGTAGCTGCGATAGCAAGAGGAGTAACGGGAAAACGTAGGCCAGTTGCGTCCTCAATGTTTTGCATTGATCGTTTTATCATGTTTTGGTCAACAGCGCGTCCTGCTTTAACATCAAGCAGGTTTTTAGCTCTAAACAACAAGGACATACCGTTGATGAGTTGGTAAGCTTCATCATCAGGCATCAATTTAAGGAACGCTTGGTTCAGCTCGTCCCTTACGTACTTACCTGCTACTTCTTTTGCACTTGCTAAATCAGGGTTTTCAAGACCTGCTGAAGGTTTCTTACGGAAGATTTGCTTGTCTAAAGCACGTCGCACTTCCAAGATGTCTCTAGCTGTGAGTGTACCTTTTTTGGCCCTGTCTTGTAGTCTTTTAATAGCTGTGTCAATAAACAAGTCTACTTTCTTTTGTGCATCGGGCATTAATTCAACGTAGTCATCAAGGTCATGGAAGCCAGCCTTAAGTTCTTCTAGATTATCAAGAAGCGGTTGAGCTTCAGTTTTAGGATTCTTAGACCTATTGATATAACTTTGTAAGTCAGCCTCATGTCTAGCTAACTGACCGTCTACAACATTGGCGTTGACTGCTGGGTTACGATCGCCTTTGTAATCTGGGAGTGTCTGTAAGTAGTCAATTACAACATCTTCAGAAGGAGAAGGTACGTAGACGTTTCGATTTATAACGCCCACAGGTTCCACAGTGCCCGGTGCTTTAACGTAGTCTACAGGTAGTAGACTGTCTGCAATACGCTTACGTTCTTCCTCTAGACGAGCTTCTGTAGCCTCTCTAGTGGCTTGAACACGAAAAGACCTAGGAACGCCGGGAACTTGAGGCAAAGCCATCTTAGGCCCGGCAGCCGCGACGTTCAACATAGCCTCAGCAGTAGTAGCTGTTTCTGGGTATTGTTGAGCTAACTCACCTAACTTTTCTACACCACGTTTAATGTCCGAAGCTTCATAAGCTCTTGAGGCAAACTCTTGAACAGCCTCTGGAGCATACCTACGGTAAGCTTCTCCAGCAATGCCACCCACGGCCTCACCTGCGGCACCTACACCGGCAGCAATGTTGAACGCAGGGTCAAACCGGCTAACAGGTACATCACCAGCAACGGTCTCTACGTATCTTTCACGAGTTTCTCTAAACCTCTCAGGTACGTCAGCAATCATCTGACGCATACTCTCGGGCTCACGAGGTCTTGGAGGTGTTACAGTAAATGTTTCTCCGTTGACAATACCAATGACTTCTCCTGTTTCTTTGTTAGTAGCAGTCTTGAGAGGCAACCATTGTTCACCGTCCCAGTATACTTTTTGTCCTGTCTCTGGATTAGTCGCTGTTTTCATGTCTTATTGATCCATTTCAAAGCCGGGTGGTAGTTCTGCTTCTGCTTCTTTAGGCTCATCTTGCAAAGTAATAGGCATATACACAGTCATGTTGTTTTCACCTAATCGTTTTGCTGTAGAAGCTCTTACTGTATTGTACAGTTTTACAGTTTCGGCCATGGCTCGGCGTCGTATTTTTATCAAATTCAAAAGAGCTTCTTGTTGTTGTGTAATGTCTGCACCGGCACCGATTTTAGCGTACTCTCGGTCAGCATCCGACAGACCTGTTCCCGAACCAAAGTCTTTAATTTGTTCAGCAACAATTTTAGACGCTTCTGAAATATAATTTTCAGCATTAGTAACTTGAGGGTCGTAAGGCATCCCAATGGCTTCACCAATACGTCTTAAAGTTAGTTCTGTTGTTGCTAAAAGACCTGTGGGCATACCGCCTTCAAGACGTGCTGTTTGTCGATCCAAAATAGCAATCTGGTCTCTAGCGTTTGTTGCTTTTTCGTGTAATTTAATAAAGCCTTCCACATTAGCCTCTGCCATTGCTTCTGCACCGACTTGTAAGCTAGTGTCTACAATCTGTTGTACCTTGTTAGGTGCTTTTTGTACCAACCCAAGTTGAGACGCTCTAACATACTTTTGAGTCTGGTCGTCATAGACTAAACCAAAGTCATTGACGTTTACAGCTCGGATATTGCCTTCTGTATCCTGCCAAGCTTCTAAGTTACCTGTGCGTCCTTTGAGTAATGCATCAGCGTCTTCAGCCGAAATAGTACCCATAGCAGTAATTTGAGCAGGAGTAAACCCAGCCATCCTTAGACGTGCCTTGATTACTTGAGGGTTGTCCAAAGGTAGCTGTTCAATCTGAAAGTCCCTAACGTCATTACTAATGGCTCTTAACTCGTCCATGTCTTGTGTTGCTCTAGCTGTAGCTGCTTGATCTTTTAAACCAGCGCCTTCAGCGGCAGAAGCTACTTTTTCTTGAAAAGCAACTAAACGAGCCTGTTCGTCTACTTGACCTTGTAGTGTACGAGCTGCTTCCTCATATTTTACAGCGTTTTCAATGTCTCCTTGACTTCTGTAAAAACCAGCTAACTGCAATAAACCGGCAGGAGAATTAGTATTTATTGCTGCTAAAGCTTGTTTTTGTTGCTCAAGTTTTTCTTCTTCCCTGCGTCGTCTAGGAGCAGCACCTACTTGCTGTGCAGCAGTAAACAACCCCTGTAAATACGCAGGTTGCGTAGCTGCTCTGACAAAATCTCTTCCAAATCTAGCCATAATTAATTACCTCCAAAAGCACCAGACAATAAACCAGTACCAGCAGCTCCTATAATGTTGCCTTGACCAAGAGCTGCTCCAAGTAGTGCATCAATACCTGACGCAGTAGCTTCACCAAACAACCCTGTACCGTACAACTGAGCTTGTTGTTGAGCCGCTGCCGCAGTTTGACCGGGTGTTAACGCACCTAACAACTGAGCCTGTGGTACGTAACCAGCACCGAGATACTGTTGTCCTAGCTGCGCAAGACCCATTTGCTCTTGTCGTGCTTGTTGTGCAGCGCCTAGTCTAGCTTGTGCCAACTGTTGTGCCTGAGCTTTCTGCATAGCTAGAGCTTCAGGAGTACCGCCAAACTCTGCTGTACGCACACCTAGACGACCCTGAGATGCTAGTCTTTCTTCTAGTCCTAACTGTTGAGCACGTTGTTCTGGTGCAAGAGCTTCAGATATTTGACCATACAACTGTTCTTCACGTACTGTAGGATCTGCTGCCGCTTTTGTAAAGAAGTCCCCAGCACCGCCAAACATCTGTTGTTGAAATGCCTGTTCTTCAGGTGACAGTCCTAGTTGGTACGTCATAGCTCCTGTAACAGGATCTTGCATCATACCAAACCTACCACCAGTAGCAGTCGTTACCGTATACGGTCTAAACGCAGCTTGTTGCATTTGTTGTTCAGCAAGTTGCTGGCCTAAACCAAGACCCTGTGTTCCAACTTCTCCTAAATCTGAATATGCTTTTGCTAAAAGAGCAAGCCCACCTAATCCACGAACAGCGCTGGAATCACCTAGGTTTTCTAAAGACCCAAAAAGACCTGAGTTTAAATCGTTGATGTTTATTCCTACAACATCATCTAAAAAATCAAAAAACCCACCCATTGTTTTCTCCTAATTAAACTGTCTTGCCGATTAAGGCTTGTACATTAATTTCTTGTAGTGATAAATCAAAACCATTGATGTCAGCCTCAAGACCAATTACAACAGTAGAGCCATTACCTACTGCGTTAAGACTGCGTTGTGTTGTTAGTGAACCGCCTGTAAATTCTGATAAAGGACTAGAATTAGCACCAAACTCATTAACAGCAAAGTAAGCTGGTGTCTGGTTACCTACTGTAAACTCTGTTGTCCTGTACGTAGTGTCAAAGTCATAAGCAAACTTCATAAACACAGTAGCACTGTTAGAACCAACCAAAGTAGGCTTGACTTTCTTAAGTATCTTTAAACGACTAGCATCACCAAAGGTTAGACTAGGGCTGTAGTACCTAAAACGATATGAAGTACCATTGTCGCTATAGGTTGAGTAAGAACTAATACCGTCAGCACTGCCAATGTAAAGTGTACCGTCTTCTAAACGTGTGTAAGCAGTAAACACAGATCCCGGCCAACGTGTTACTCTTAGTGACCCGTCTTCTAGCTTACCTCTTAAGTCAAAACAGTAGGTAGTGTTCTGTCCTACAAATGTCAACAAGTAGAAGTTTTCTTCTGGGCTGTACGCAGTACGGTAGTAACTTGTTTCATTTTGCAACAAGCTAATAATGTCCTTAGTAATCGTACGGGATAACGTACTGATGGGCATTGACTTTTCTTGTACTGTTCTACTAAAGCTACGCAGTCCTGTGTGTGACAAAAAGATAACATCAGTACCTGTGTGCTGCACTGTGTCTCTGTCAACACAACCAACACCCGCTACAGTATCTGCCAAGGACATAGTAGCTGGTGCTTCAGCGCCTTGGTAAACAATAATGCT